TGATAATACAAATAATGCCAACAGGACACAGTTTTCGGTTGCTGTTGATACTGATGGAACAGGCGCAGATCCTCAAGGCACTAACGGACAGTTTAAGATTGACGGTAATGACAGTGGTGCGATAACATTTAACAATGCCTATAAGTTTCCAACAGCAGACGGTTCAGCAAACAACATTTTAGCCACAGATGGATCAGGTGCTTTAACTTTCACAGGTGATCCAAGTTTCACCACAGTTACAACAACTGGTAATGTCACAGCAGGTAACCTAACTACAGCAGGTGCGTTAAGCGTTGGAGAAGTCATCAGTGATCTGATTCCAGATGCTGACGTTACTCGTGACTTGGGTAGTCCTACAAAACAATGGCATTCGGTATATGTTGGTCCAGGATCACTATACATCAATGGACAGAAAGTTTTAGAAGAAGATTCAGGAACCATTGTCGTTGGTGCTGACGAGAACCAGAACATCAGTTTGACCACGACAGGAACGGGTGACATTGAATTCAACCCTGGTGGTAGTATTGAGCTTAAAGGTAATGTGGTATTGGCCGCTGGTAAAACACTGTCACAGGCAGGCGGATCAGCGACTGAATTCAGTGCCGGTGTGAAATCAGACTCAGTGACATCAAGAACGGCAGACACAAATCTAACACTGTCAGGTGCGGGAACAGGTGTAGTCAATGTCAATGATGATCTAACTGTTAGTCAAAATTTAACAGTAACAGGTAACCTAACGATCAATGGTGCCACAACAACTGTAAGCTCAACGAACACAACAATAGAAGACGCACTGATATTATTAGTAGACGGACAGTCAGGAGCACCAACCAAAGACGCAGGTCTTGTCATTGACAGGGGATCATCCACGAACGTTGCTTGGATATGGGACGAGTCAGCAGATCAATTCGTTGCCATAACCACATCTGATGATGCTACGACAGCAGGCGACGTGACGATAACAGACTACACGGACATACGTGTGGGCTCAGCGACCATAGATGACACACTGACAGCAACGGGCAACGTTACGGGAGGTAACTTGATCACAGGTGCCCAGGTGGTTGCTACTGGTAACGTAACAGGTGGTAACTTAGTCACGTCAGCGGATGTGACAACAGCAACAGTTACAGCAACAGGTAACGTGTCAGGCGGCAACATACTATCAAGTGGGGCCATACACACGGGAGATAACGGTGTCGTGAGATTCTACGACAGTGACGGCTCAAACTATGTTGAGTTTAGGGCACAGTCAACAGTGGCTTCAAATTTACAGTTCAAGTGGCCAGCACAGGACGGAACGTCAGGACAGGTCATACAGACGGACGGTGCGGGAACACTATCATTCGCAACAGCAAGTGGTGGCGGAGGAGCATCAGGATTCCAGTCATCAACCATAACCACGCACCCAGCGGCTGGTGGAGATGAGGATCTGGCCACGGGAGTCAACGATGACACGGCAGAGACGCCCTTTGAGTCAGGTGCCCAGGACGCATTTGGAGTTTCATTGGGAACTGTGTATGATCAGATGGAGCCAATTGGGTCAACAACAACCATTGATCTTGGTGACTCAGAAGCCTATGTGGGTGCTTAACACAAGATAAATAACGAAAAGAATACAGAGGAAATAGGAAATGCCTACCACGCTACAATTTAGAAGAGGAACGACAGCACAGAACAATGCGTTTACAGGTTCTGCTGGTGAAATATCTTACGATACAGATAGAGACGAACTTAGAGTCCATGATGGAACCACAGCAGGCGGACATGCCGCATCAGGATATGTATGGTATGCTGACGTTCTCAACGGACAAAGTGATGGAGTGGGTAATTTAGGTAACTCAACTGTAGGTTTTAATACACTACACGCTAAGGCAACCTCGGCACAGTATGCTGACTTGGCCGAACGCTATGCCACAGATGACATGTATGAAGCAGGCACTGTTGTAGTCATTGGAGGTCCAAAAGAAGCAACTGCTTGTTCAACTGTTGCTGACCATAAAGTGTTAGGTATTGTTTCTACAGATCCTGCCTACAAAATGAATCAAGGCACAGAAGGTCAAGATATTGCTCTTACAGGGCGTGTTCCGTGTAAGGTAGTTGGTCCAATCGCACGAGGTGATCTATTAGTAACATCATCAACCAATGGACACGCACAAGCATGGGATCCACAAAACTTTGTTCCAGGTTCTGTTGTTGGTAAAGCTCTAGAAGCAAAAACTGATGACGGAGTAGGTGTAATCGAAGTAGCAGTAGGCAAGGTGTAAGATGGATGAGCGTTACCGCTCAGACTACGAGGGCGAGTTCGTCGTAACTAACAGTCGCATAGTCAACGGCAAGAAGGTCCAGGACCGAGAGTGGGTCCAAAATCCAATTGAAAATCAACACATATCAGGACGTGCTGTTGCGATAGCAGACGGGCCATCCAGATCCAAGTTCAATATCAAACGATTACAGAACCATCGAGGTGGCCTCCTAGGCAAACTTAGACTACAGACATACGGAGCAGGCCGTATCTGTGACGAGATCACATGTAATTTCTACATAACAAAAGATATAGAAAAACTACAAAAGTTAGTGGACACTAAGTATGTGATCAACACAGTGGTATATTCTTCGGCTGGCAAGTTATTGAGATTTCCCGGTGAGCTGTATCTCATACCCTATGGCATGTTACTGAGCGATTGGGCTACTGCTGTTTGGTTACCCGCATTTGACGGACACAGTGAGATCTTCATGATAGGCTATGACTTTGAAGAGGGCAAGAACGCCCAATTAGCTAATGAGATATATGAGATCATGCAGACATACACTAAGACTAAGTTTGTAAGAGTATCTTCTCTAGTGAGACACAGGACATCCACAGATACTCCCACTAAGTGGAAGGACTGCAGAAACTTTTCAGAGATGACATACGAGCAGTGGATCAGCCACTGTGATGTCTAAATGATTCTTCAACTACCTTAACCTTACTTTTGACTTCCTCGATGTTCATTGTGGACCATAGACCAGGATGTAAGGGTTTGGGTATCTCATTGTTATTGATCCACGCATAACCCAGGTGTTCGTTGTTTAATAGTGGTGTGAACTCAGTGGGTACCACTGCGAAGAATGTGTGGTATACGAAGCGTCCGTCATTTGACGTGAACTGTTCTATAGGAATGACACGCTCTGCGATGGGAAATGTTCCTATCTCCTCAGAACACTCTCGCTTCATAGCATCCAGCAAGCTCTCTCCTTCCTCAACTTTGCCTCCTGGTAGCCCCCATGTTCCCGGATGTTTGGGATCGTTACGTAATAGATATAGATATCGCTGGGTTGATCTAGAATAAAACCAGACGCCTACAGCGTTCAAAGGACTAGACTCCAATCTCCACCTCTGTATAATCCCTGATAACTTCTTACCCACTCGGTTCCGGTCCATTTATATTGTATGCCCGTCGTAGTGTTGGTAACGAAATCAGTAATATTAGTTGATTGATCTGGTGTCTGATTTGATGCGTCCCAGACCACATTCCATACTCCGCCGTCGTATTCTATGATATCATTTTTGTCAGCAACTAAGTTACCCCATGCTACAGCGTTTTCATCATCGCTAGCATTGCCTATAGCATCTGTTAATAGATAGCGTTGTCCTCTAGACGCTGTCGCTAACCCTACGCCAGGCCCGCTGGATAACGGATCTATAACCGCTGTTAACGCCGATAGCGTGTTAGTGGGAATAGTGTCAGAGTCTAAACTGAACAATAGGAACCTGTCATCGCTCGGATGTAGGGCAACAGTGCCCACTATCTCTGTATCAGTGTGTTCTGATGTCAATCTGATCTGACTGATGCCATCACGTAGAGCACCATAGTTGTCAATAAAACCTTGCCATTTTACCGGATCAGTGGCACTGATCTCTGCTGGTGCTGTCAGCGTATCTCTTGAGGGATCTACCTGTTCCTGTTTCAATAACTGTAATTGATTGCCTATTAATATAACCTGATATCCAAAAGGGGTAATCTTTTGTCTAGTACCCATTAGTATATCATCATCTACAATAGCATCCGCGGCATTACCATCGGTATCGTATATAGATGCTATTATTTTATGAATAACACCAAGTTTCTTAACTTTAGCAGGCATAGTGATCCAAAACGGTATGCTAAATGTTAGTGTAGCCATGTCAATAGTATCGTCTGTCCCTATTGGTACAGTTCTAGAACTCCAGTTAACTCCGGTAAGTTCCACAACACTCAACGATGTCCAATCAATGTAATTATCTGTTGACTGTATCTCTAGGCTTGGGTTAAACATAGGTAATATCTGTTCCAGTATCTGTAACTTCTGTTGGGTATTAGATGCCCAAACGTCTAACTGTATGGTCATATTGTAAGGAACAGGCATCAAACGTTCTATTGTAAATGCGTTGCCTTGTGTTTGCTCGTAAGTCTGTGTGTCTTCGTCCCATGACCTCTGTTTAAGTGTCTTACGATCAACAAAGTAAGGTTCCTGTACACGATCACGGGCATAGTCTAAAGCCGTTATATGGAACGTCATCATAGGAGCACTAGGCATCTTGCTTCTTGAGTTTTGTGCGATGATCTGAGCCGCCTGTCTAGATGCGTCACCGTATCTTACAGGAACACGAACTAGAGTAGCCGCACCTGAGTCATCAACACCATACTCAACCTGATAGTTGGAAAACATCCTCGTAAACTGTATAAGGAAACGTCTTATCTGGTCATCGTAAAAGAAAGGTACTGTCTGTCCTGCCATTAATTATCCTTTGTGGGCTTCAACAAGTCGCTCAATGATTGACTACTTGGTATATTGCCTCTGTCTGTTGTTTGTACTGTTGCTCTATTGCTTTGGAATGATTCTTTCAATGTCTTGTTATCTGTATCGCCTGGTGTTAGTTCTGTTCTCACTCCATCCTCTACCTTGATCCATCTGTTGCCGTCGAATCTAAATAATCTATTAGGGAAGTAATCTAATCTCAAAGCATAATCTCCGGTTCCTGGATTACTAGGAAAACTTACTCCCGGTGTTACTGGTAAACCGTTAGGCGGTAAGTTGTTACCTGTCATGTATCCTACTAGATAACCATCTACCGAAGGTGTACCAGGTTTAACAGGTTCGTCACCCACTGTTGCTGTAACATAAAATGCCGTGTTGTCATATCCACTGCGAGGTACCTCAATTTCTGCCTGCTGTACAATAGCATCGTTGATCTCTTGATCTTTTTTCTTCATCGACACAAAGTCTTCGATGGTACCAGCACTTGGATTATCTGGATCAATAGGCTTGTTTAAGATATCATCAAACTCTTGTGTAGCTGATAATGGTGTTGCTTTAACACGCCATAGATGCGGTAACCAAGTTGGTGAAAAACCTTCAGCCGCAAATGCCGCATCCTGTATCACATAGTATCTTGGTAGTGCTTTTGGTATAGCATTGTTTGGGTCTAACGGATGATAATCTTTTAAGTTAGGAAACTCTAACACGTCACCGGCCACTAACTTGCGACCTAACGTGTCTATCATGTCGTTATAATGGAATGTTATGAATAAAGTATCACCGTTTAGGAACAGGCCAAATTGGCTAAGGTCAAAGTCAATATCCTGAACACTGTACACACCACGCATGATATAGATGTCGTCATCGTAGTCTCTGTTCCTGTTTTCAAGGAACAATAAATCTTCAACATTTAGTGGATCTGATTCATCATATGTTGGACGAGTTACATCGCCTGTGTCTCTAACTGAACTGTCGCCCACTACCTTTGGACCTAGATACTTGTGGACAAATATATCCACACCACCTGTGGTGTACATCTCACTGATGGTCTTGTCTAAGAACTTGTAGTCGTTAGTCTTATTTGGTCGGTATAGTGATAATCTTGGCATATTTTATTTTCCGTTGTAACTATTTATCGCACCTTTTGGTTGACCTAAAAATAGGAAAGTCATATAATAGGCTATATGCTACAAATTGAAACATCAGAAGACTGGTCTAAGATAGAACAAGAATTAACAAATTCTACAAAAAATCTACCTTTTCACATAAGAAAAGACTTAGATAAGATAAACAAAAATATCTCTGCCGTGATTTCTGAGTTAAGTAAAGCGGAAATTGACTGCAGAAGAAAACATAAACCCACACAGACTTTCTTAGAGACGAGAAATAAGTGTAATGAGATGTTGAAAGATTATCAAAAAATGATTATGATGGGAAAACTACTTTGAATATAAAGCCAGCAAAGGTAGCATTAGAAGATAAAAAAGCCTACGGTGAAGAAAAAATGTTTGACGGTCAACCACCGGCTGATGACAGACGCATGGCACTGGCTTCTAGATGTAA